CCAGGGCTTCCCGGATGACTGGACGCTCATCCCGTGGCGCAAGAAGCCTGCCGATGAATGCCCGGACGGTCCCCGCTACAAGGCGCTCGGGAACTCGATGGCCGTGAACTGCATGGCCTGGATCGGGGAGCGCATCGCAGCCGCAGAGGCCACCGTATGATGCAAGGGAGGGCCGACAAGTGACCCAGGAACAGCCCAAGGATGCGGGGGGAGTGGGGGGATCGCCCGACAAGGCCACCCGCTGGGAGCAGCGGCAGCACCTGCGCGTCCTCGAGGAGGCCGTCTACAACGGGTGGCAGATCCCCGCAGAGGCCGCCGCCAGCCTCCCTCGCGAAGTACTCGCCATCGCCACCGACCCCAACGCCAGCCCCCGCGACCGCATCCGGGCCACCGAACTCCTCGCCGCCCTCCGCAAGGCCGACATTGAGGCCGCCGTCAACCTCGACCGAATCCTGCGCCTCGACGCCGGCACCGCCACCGAGAACCTCGCCATAGTCGACCTCCCCGACGAGGCCCTCGCCGCCGTCGCCCGCAGCCTCGTGGCCCCCAAGCCGTGCCCACCAAGGCGAAAGCCAAAGTAACCCCCCAGCAGGCCATCGAGGCAGCACGGGAGAACCCCGCCGCCTTCGTGGCCCTCTGCCTCGGACGGCCCGTCGCCACCATCCAGCGCGAGCTGCTCGCCCACGCCCTCACCCACCACGCCTGGTACGCGGAACTCCCACGCGGCCACGCCAAGACCTCGACCCTCTCCTACCTCGCCGCATGGTGGCTCGGCAAGCGCCCCGCCACCCGGTTCAAGCTCATCGGGTCGAACGACGACGCCGCCGCCGCCACCAGCCGCTTCCTCCGGGACATCATCCGCTCCCCCATCTACCGCGCCGTCTTCCCCGAGGTCAGCCTCAAGCCCGGGGAGGACACCATCATGGCCTGGAGCGTCTCCGCGCCCGGGATCGTCGCCCGCCGCGACCCCTCCGTCCAAGCCAGCGGCATCTTCGGCCGAACGGGCGGCCGCGCCGACATCCTCTGGGCCGACGACATCTGCGACCTCCGCAACGCCGTCCTCCAGCCCGCCCTGCGCGCCCAGGTCAAGGAAGCCCTCGCCAACATCTGGCTCCCCATGCTCGACCCCTCGGCCCCCCACCCCGGGCGGCTCTGGCGGTCGGCGACCCCCTTCCACACGGACGACATCACCGCCGACTGGCGCAAGGAGTGCGAGGCCGACGGCACCCTCATGCGCCGGCCCTGCATCGCCACCGACAGCCCGTGGCCCGAGGTCTTCACCCCCCGCATCCTCGCCAAGAAGCGCGAGCAGATGGGCGCGATGGCCTACGCCCGCGCCTACGAGCTCGTCCCCCTCTCCTCCGACCTCCTCGTCTTCCGCCCCGAATGGCTGCGCTACCACCGCGAGATCCCCCTCGGGAGCCGCCCCGTCGCCGCCCTCGATTGGGGGTACGGCCGCAAGCGCCAGGAGCGCGACGACCCGGACTGGTCCGTCTGCGTCATCGGGGAGGTGTCGATGGACCGAAACCTCTACCTCACCGACGTCCTGCGCGTCCGCGAGTCCTTCCCAGAGTTCGCCCGCATGGCCCGCGAACTGGTCGAGCGCCGTGGCTGCGCGATGGTCGTGGCCGAGGCCAACGGCCCCCAGAAGGGCGTCTTCGACCAGTTCCGCTCCATGTGCCGCCAGCCCGTGATCGCCGTCGAGCGCACCACGGACAAGCACCTCCGCGCCGCCGGCGCGCAGCCCTTCGTCTCGCAAGGAAAGCTGCACTTCCCAGCCGACGCCGCTGGGAAAGCCCCGCTTCCCTTCCAGGCCGTGATCGACGAGATGCTCTCCTTCCCCGCCGGGGCGCACGACGACTGCGTGGACTGCGTGGTCGACCTCTGCACCGTGGCCTCGCAGGGGGCCATCGTCGCCACGGGCGGCGCGGTCACGGTCTCAAGCGCCGCGACGAGGATGTTCGACAACCGCTCGGTGCGGAAGCGTATGTTCGCCTGACCCCAAGTAGGATGCCCCCAAATGGCCGAACCGCTGAACCCGCTGATGCCGAACGCCGTCCCGGGCGCAGGGCTCCCCCCGGCCCGACGGCCCCGCAAGGCCCCGCCGCCGCCCATCCAGCGCGGCCCGCAGACCCCCCTCGCCATCCCGGTCGAGGTGCAGCGCACCTTCTTCCGCACCGCCAGCCTGATGCTGCGGAACTCGAGCCTCGCCTACAGGCTCGACCCCAACTACCAGGCCATGATGCGGGCCGACGCCGACATCGAGGGCGTCCTCCGCAGCCTCCTCGTCACCCTCGCCGGCCTCGAGTGGGCCGTCGTCCCCGATGACGAGGAGAACCCCCGCCAGGTCGAACTCGCCCGCCGCCTGACGGCCATCGTCAACGACATCCCCCGCCGCAGCGACCTCTTCCGCCACCTCCACGAGGCGGTCTGGTACGGGGTCAGCGCCGCCAACCTCGTCTACGACCGCGACCCCCTCACGGGCGTCCGCATCCGCGAGTGGTTCCCCTTTGCCGCCGACACCCTCGCCTTCGACCAGTACGGCAACCTCGCCATGCGGGTCGGCAGCGCCTACATCAACGAGCCGAGCGTCACCGACCTCGGGTTCGACTCCCTCGTCCACCTCTTCGACGACAACGAGCGCCGCTCGGTCGTGCTGCACCGGGTCTTCACCGCCGCCCCGAACTTCATCGACCCGAACACCTCCGAGGCCGTCTACCGGGGCGTCGGTGCCCGCGACGTCTGCTGGTACATCTGGCTCCTCAAGCAGGAGGTGCTCCAGAACGCCGCCGCCTACGCCGAGCGGTACGCCCTGGGCATCCGCGTCGGGTACTACCCCTCCGGGAACGACGCCGCCAAGAGCGAGATGCTCACGGTGCTCCAGAACCTCGTGAACGACAACAGCGTCGTCCTGCCCCGCACCGGGCCGAACGAGAGCCTCTACGACATCGACATCAAGGACGCCAACGCCGGCCGCGCCCAGATCTTCATGGAGATGGTGAACTGGCTGTCGGGGAAGCTCAAGGAAGCGATCCTCGGGCAGTCCTTGTCGAGCGAGGCCGGGTCGACGGGCCTCGGGTCGGGGGTCGCCGACCTCCACGCCGACACCCTCTCCCGCGTCATCCGCTACCACGCCGACGCCCTCGCCGAGAGCTTCACCACCGACGTCCTCCGCGTCATCGCCGGGATGCTCGGTGCGACCGAGGTCGAGGCCCGGGCGATCAAGTTCCAGTTCGCCCCCGAGCGCCCCAACGCCAAGGAGCGCCTTGACGCCGTGCAAGCGTTCGTAGCGCTAGGCGGCCGCGTGGCCGAGCGCGAGGTCCGCGACCTCCTCGGCCTCTCGGAGCCCGAGGAAGGCGAGGCCGTGCTCTCCATGCAGGGCGCAGGCGGCCCCGCCGGCGGGGCGGCAGACAACCCCCTCGCCGCCCTCCTGGGCAAGGGCAACGAGCCCGACGAGGGCGAGGAACCCGCCCCCGAGGCCCCCAAGGTCGTGAGCCTCCGCAAGCGCAAGCGATGAAGCGGGACGCGCTCGACAAGCACCTGCGCCGCGTCCTGCGCGAGGCGCAGCGGTCGTACCGCAAGGCCCTCGCCGCCCAAGTGCGCGGCAACGACGACCCGGCCCTCTGGGACGCCTTCAGCGAGGCCGCCTCGGCCCTCCTGCTGGCCTCCTGGCTCGCCGGGGCCGCCGGGACCGTCCGACGGGCCAAGATCCCTGCCGCCGCCCTCGAGGGCATCATCGACGGCCGGGAGCCCATGACCTTCGCCCTGCCCGCCCTGCGGCTCGACGGGTTTGGGGCCAAGTGGATGCGCCCCATCGCGAACTGGTTCCGCCGGCGCGTGCCCATCAGCCGCCAGGATTGGGAGGTGCTGATCGAGGCCGCCCGCCGCAGCGCCCGGGACGTCGGCGACCACGAGCGCCAGAACGCCCTCCCCGACCTCCGCAAGCGCAGCCCCATCCTCGACGGCCTCCTGCGGGGGATCGTCAGCCGCCCCCAGAAGGGGGGGATCACGACGGTCAAGCGGATCATGACCGACACCTTCTTCGTGACGGGGATGACGCCCGCCCAGACGGCGAAGACGCAGGAGCTGATCGCCCGCGTCATCGAGGAGCGCCCGGGCAAGAGCACGGTGGGGAAGCTCATCAAGACCATGAACCTCGGGGACTTCGTGACCACCACGCAGGCGGTCACGGGGACCGACCTGACGGCCGCGCGCCTTGAGACGGTGCTTCGGACCAACACGAACCGGGCGGCGACCGAGGGCGCGGCCGAGGTGCTGCGCGACGAGAAAGTGCAGGCGTTCGTCCCCCTGGTCGAGTACAGCGCCACGATGGACCGCCGCACCCGCGAGACGCACAAGGGCCTTGACGGCTACGTGGGCACCATGCAGGACTTCGACCGCATGGGCATCGCCCCGCCCTGCGGGTTCAACTGCCGCTGCGCGCTGATCCCGGTGTCGGCCGCCGAGGCGCTCGACCGTGGCTTCACGCGCCCGAACGGGACGCTCGACTACGCCGCGATCCGCCGGCACAACGGGGCGCGGCAGAACCTCATCGACACGCGCCAGATGCCCGATCCGGGCTTCGTCAATGCGTGACTCGCCTTCGTGAACGGTAGGATGCTCCCGTGGCCGACGTCGACCTGACCCCCACCGCCGAGATGGCCCGGAACGCGGAGCGCGGCCTTGAGCTGCGCCGCGAGCACGGGCGAGGCGGGACGGAGGTCGGGGTGGCGAGGGCGAGGGACATCTCGAACGGCAAGGGCTTGTCCCCGGAGACCGTCAGGCGGATGCACGCCTTCTTCAGTCGGCACGCCAAGAACAAGGCGGGCGGCGAGGACGACGCGGGCTACATCGCCTGGATGCTCTGGGGCGGGGACGAGGGAAGGGATTGGGCCTCAAAAAAGGTCGACGCGCTCGACCGGAAGGAAAGCAACGCGATGAGCGAGACGCGCAAGGCGATCATGGAGCGGCTGGGATTCGCCTCCAAGTCGCGCTTCGATGACAACTGCGGCACGGGTGCCGGCGGCTTCAAGCCCGGGAACACCTGCGGCGCAGGCACGGGTGCAGGCGGTCAGGCCCCGGCGCGTGGCAAGGCCCCGAGCAAGGGTGCCCCCAAGGGCAAGGCGGCCCCGGAACGCGCAAAGCCTGTTTCCGGCGGCAACGTCCGTCCGAAGTTCGACACCCTGCGGGAGGAGATGCGCGTCCCCAGGAACGCAGGGATGACGCCGTCCCAAGAGAGCCGCATGAGGAAGGCCGTTGCTCGGCAGGTGGATCGCTGGAACGCGGAAATGCGGGAAGGGGGGGTCTATGGGCTTCCTTGGGGGTCCATGTCGGACACCTCAAAGGGCATGATCGTGTCGTCCGGTGGGACGAAGGCAATCACCGACGCCATCGTGGAACTGAAGAAGACCGGGCCGGATGTCGGCAAGGCTCGCGACATGATCGCAAAGGTGGCAGCGCAGTACGTGCGGGGAATCGACGGATACAACAAGCCGGAAGAGCGCCGGCAGTTGATGCGGGACTTCCTGTACGAGTTCGACAGCATCCTCTCGGACAGGGCGTACCACGCTCGCCCCGGCGCGAAGGCCCGGTTTGAGGAGAACTGCGGCACGGGCGCGGGTGGGTTCCAGCCGGGGAACAAGTGCGGCGCGGAGGACGGCACGGGCGGCGGCGGGGCTCCCGAGGCCAAGAAGCGCAAGCGCAAGCCGAAGCGGACGCCGCTGGCTGGCCCGAAGGTCGAGAAGCCCGCAAAGATCCCGAGCCGTGATGCCTTGGGCAATCTCGCAGACGAGTCGCCGGAATATTCGGATGCTTGGCGGGATGCGGAGGACGCCCTGTCGGGCCGTACTGATCCGCAGGGCAAGGAGCTGCGCGGGGAAATGTCTAGCCTCCTCAAGCGGTGGGGGCAACTGGAAGCGGCAATCGACAAACTGCAGGAGTTTCCCACAAAGAAGACCCGCAAGGCGCAGGAAAAGAAGCGCAAGGCCATCGGCGACGAACTGAATCTTCTGCAGCAGCGGGGGCAGCGCATTATCCGAGATGCCAAGAAGACGGAGCGAACTGCCAAGCGTTCGCCTGTCGAACAGGCGGGCAGCCTTGTTGGTCGGGCAATGCAGCAGTACGAACAGATGACGTACGACATCGACATCGGCGAGATCAACAGCGCCGTCCGAAGGCTTGGGAAGAAGGGCGGAAAGGGAAGCAGGACGGTCAGGAGCAACCTCGTTCGCCTGCAGTCGCAGCTGCAGAATCTCGGACGGCAGGTTGAACAAATCAACGATGAGTTCTACGAAGCACGACAGTCCAAGAGCCTGACGGACGAGCAGGCGACGGACCTGAAGAACCGCACCGGACAGTTGCTCCAGCGAATGGGTCAATGGCGCACCTCCGCGTCCTCGCTGCTGAAGACCGCCAAGACGATGGCTAGCCGCCTAGGCGACAAGCGGCTGTTCGCCCTTGCGGTCCGGGCGCAGAAGATCCTCGCCCGCCGTCCCGGCCCGCGCACCCGCTTCGGGTTCCTGGACCGGATCGGGCGCGCCGCCACGGCCCTGACCGCTCGGCCGGCCGACACCACCGCCCCGGACTACGCCAGCCAGGTCGAGGAGGCCAAGAAGGCCGCCATCAGCGAGGTCAACGGCTACCGCTTCCTGCGCGACAAGGTCGTCGCCCGCCAGCAGGCGATGGACGCCTACGTGAAGCAGGCGGCGGCGGCCATCGCCAAGAGCCGCGTGGCCCCGGACATCCGGCACTTCACCGACCAGATCCGCACGGCCATCAAGGCGCAGCAGATGATGCTCTTCGCGGTCAAGACCCCGTTCGGCCGCAAGGGCGCGAAGG